ACGCAACATCTCTAATCACTCCCATAATTTCTTCTAGTGTTTGTAGGAAACGATCACTGCCATACTCAAACCCTAATGCCTCAATAGCATTGGCTACACCTGTAACACCAAGACCCATGCGGCGTTTACTAATTGCCTCTGCTTTCTGTTCAATCAATGGATAGGTTGCACGATCAACAACGTTGTCCATAGCACGTACTACATGAGGAATATCATTACGTAGTTGGTTCATGTTGAATACGTACTTACCTTCATGCTCTAGTACATACTTTGTCAGGTTAAATGAACCTAGTAGACATGCACCGTTAGGTGGCAGTGGCTGCTCACCACATGGATTTGTGGCTGCAATAGTTTCTACATAGTGTAGATTGTTTTTCTTATTGATACGATCAATGAATAGAATCCCAGGTTCTGCCCAATCCCATGTACTACGTAGTATCTGATCCCATAGTGCACGAGCACTAACAGTTTTGTATACACGTCCATCAAACTTTAGATCAAAGTCTTTGTCATCTTTTACCGCAGTCATAAACTCATCAGTCACACCTACAGAGATGTTGAACTGTGTCAGTGTATCGCTGTTATTCTTAGCTGTAATAAACTCTTCAATGTCTGGGTGATCAACACGCAGCACACCCATCTGTGCACCACGACGATGCCCTGCAGATGCAATGGTACGACATACCGCATCAAAGATACCCATGAATGACACAGGACCAGACGACTTACTGTCTAGTGACTTGATCAGTGTACCACGTGGACGTAGTGTACTGAAGTCATAGCCAATGCCACCGCCAAGGCGCATTGTCTCTGCTGCACGACGAGCAGCTTCCATGATACCGTCCATGCTATCTTCAATTGTCATTGACACAAAGCAGTTGTACGGTGTTACACGACGAGGTGCGCCCATTGCTGACTGCACACGTCCTGCAGGTAGAAAGCGTTGTTCGTACAGGATTGTACGGAAGTTATTAAAATGTGTTTCATTATCTTTTAGTGCTTCAGCTACACGTGTCATTGCTTCTTTGAATGACTCGCCTTTGCTGCGATATTTCATTGCGTGAATCTCTTCTGAGATTGCTAGTGTTGGTCCATAAGTTTCCATAAGCATTACTCCGTTATTATTTTTATTGCTTTAATTGACATACCATCAATGTCATAAATAAATTCCTGCAGACATTGGTCAATTTCTTCATCAACTTCTCCGTCTACAGGAACTGGGTATTCATCTTCATCTATGTTCAGGGTTAAGAATACTTTAACTATCATCTACATCCTCAATAAGTTTGGTCAAATACCACTGTGCCTTCTTTAGGTCTTCTGCGCCATTCTTATATCGGTATCGCCATAGGTATTTCATTATATTACCTTGTAAATAATATTGATACCCATCACCAGTGGCGGCACGAATGGCATCAATGCATTCAATACCTGCCTGATTATAGTGTTTAGGACTATTTACAGGGTCATCAAAAGATACTGTAATTGTTTCTGCCATTCGTTTCTCCTTTCTAAAAGTTTACTTTAACTACGTTACCGTCACGTTCTTCTACTAACGGTTTCTCTTCTGCCATTCCATCAGCATCAATCTGATCAACTAACTTGAACAGCTTACGCCTTACATCATGATCCTGTTCCATTAAAGGTATAGCAGCAATCAACATGTCAGTCAACACTTTCAGATGTGCAAAGTCATCTTCTTTCATTGTGTTGTCATCTGTTGTCAGCATACCTACTGTAAGGTCACCTGTCCAATCTCCATTGTCATCCACTTCTGGTGAGATACGGATAACGAAATCGTTAGGGTTAAAGTTTATTAGTGAATTTAGCATATGTTTAGCTCCTTTTTATTTTGTCATAAGGAAATACTACTAAGTCTGGATGATTGTCAACACCTTTCTCTTTCAACCATTCTTCTGGAATAACCCTATCTGCATATAAGAATTTATTTCTTTCACACCATGTGGCGTATGTTGTCTTTGCTCCTTTACTCAACTTACGTTTACTGTTTTCAAATACAAATCGTATGTCAAGATCAGGATGCTGTTTCTTTACTGCTACGTGTTTGCGTCTATCATCTGATGTGAACCTTCCTTTCACCTCTACAATGATACCGTTCGCAAGTATAAAGTCAGGGGTATAGGTGCGGTACATCAAGTCTTCCCATTCTATTTTAATGGCTTCGTACTTGAACTTTACTTTGTGTTCATTCAAGTAGTCTTTGACTTTGATCTCTAGCCCACTCCTATACCCATGCTTTAGTGCAGCCCTGAACTGCTTACCGTTCATTAGATAAACGGATGCCAGTTCACACGGCGTACACCTAATGCCTTGAGTTCTTCACTCAATAGCTGATCTGCTTCCTTACGTGCTTCCATTGCTGCACGTAAACCTGCATATCGTTTCTCACTGAGTTCACGTTTACGCTCACGCAGTTGTTCTTCAAGCATTTTGATTTCATCTTGAAGTTCTTTAATTTCATCATCACCTAACATAACTAATCCTCTATGTATGCCACCGTCTTGGGGTCTTTTGCTTTACTCATACGTGATGGTTCTTCAACCATCGTAGGCCAACACTCGTATCTGAAATCACAGAAACGACAGTTGTCATTTAGTACCTTATTCCCTGTGGGTTTACCACGAAAGAACTCAGGCACTGGACTGAAGCAACGTTTGAACTCGTTGTTGTTTACCGTTTCAACAGTTGTCTTGATTTTATCAAGTTCTTGGTCAAGGTCAAGACCATCAGCAGGTACGTATTTAAACTCACCATTGCCTTTGTTCACGACCCACCATCCACCTACACGTTTGCCAGAAGCTTTGGCATAACCTGCAAGCTGCCCTACGTAACCGAACCCGTCACCCTTAGCTAGTGTAGCAAATGAATCAAACTTGTTCTGGTAGGACCAAGGTGATGCTGACTTCACGTCATCAACAGCACCGTCTAGGACAAGATCATAAGAGCCAGAAACCCTAGTATCATTACTATCTCCCACTGTAAGGCTAACTTTATCAGTGTCTTCAAACTCCACACTAGCAGCTTTAAGCAGACCTTTAAAAACAGCCTCAACAATATCTCCTATCATCATGTTCATTACAAATGTAGTCGGCTTTGGTAGAGCCTTATCGGGATGGTTCTTTTGAAACCACAGTTGACAAGTAGGACGCCCAATGTTGGACATCCTAAGTGTAAACTCATCCCGTGACTTACCACTGCCGAACTGACGAAGTACTGCATCAGCAACCTCTGCACCAATATCTTTAGCTTGTTTCTCAGTGAACGTGCTCTTTCCATTGGCAGCATCAGTCATGAACTGGTGCAGCTTTAGTTCAGCAGGGTGGTTCATTACACGAAATCCTCTGCGTCAATATCCACGAATGACTCAACAGTATCTGTGTCTGTGTCATCATTCTTGTACGCATTGTCATCCCAAGCACCCTTGATGTACTGGTTGTAATTCTCCACCCATGCTAGAAAGTTGGCAAATGTTTCCTGCTCTGCGTCTGACACATCAAGTGTCTCGTTCAGATCAAGAGCCAACGTAGGCAGGTAGAACTTACTACCGTTAGGCAATGAACGTTCTTCAGTTGCAGCTTTGATGTTGTGCTGCACTGGCAAACGGCGCATCTTGCCTAGCTTGTTGAACAGTGTTCCTGCAGTTTTAAATGCATCACGGTTTTCAATCTCCCAGATGAATGCCTGTTCATCTAGTTCAACTGGATTACCCTGTGCATCAGTAACGTCATGCAGTTGCACTGTACCGAACATAACACGAACACGTTTGATCTGACGGATCAACTCTTGTGTTTTCTCAGGTAATGCTGCGAAGTCTTCAATATAACCTGCAGGTTTACCACAGTTGAAGCCACCATCATTATCCTTCATGTCATTGTTCAGATCGTTAGCCATCAGAGTTTTGACATAACGGTTAGGTGTTGTGTCGTTACCCTTGATGAAACGCTTGTACATGAAGCGTTGTAGGTATGGACGAATAGTCGCAGTAGATGCATAGTACGTTGGCCCATCTGGGATTTCCAACTTGTATGTACCACCTGATACAACTTCCATCTTTACCTTCTTGCCGTTCACTGTTTCCTCACCCATGATAGCTGAGTGATTGATACGTAAACGTGCAAGTGTACTTGCTTGTGACTTCTGATTGTTGTCAACAGACATGCCCATTGCTTCAGCCATTGCGTTGAAGTTACTAGTGTTAATTGTTGCTACTTGATTCATATATAATCTCCTTTTCTGTTTGCGAGTCTATAGTTATATCACGACACATCTTTTGTGTCAAGCCAATTTGGACCGATCTTTGCCTCTAATAAAAGTGGTACATTGAAATCCAGTTTCCACTTCTTATTAACGATGGCAAGCAGTCGGTCATTGGCTGCATGAATAATCCGTAATACTTTGTCCTTCTCGTTGGGATGCACATCAATCACGATGGAGTCGTGTACGGTATTGACGATGCATGATTGCATTTGGTTAGCCCCTAATAACTTGTCAATGTATATCAGGGATATAGGTACAATGTCAGCAGTGGCAAACGATTGTACAGGAAAGTTTTTAATCTGTGTGAAAAATGTCACAGTACCATTTGCACGGCGAGTAACATCAGGGAAAGAGAACTCACGACCAGATGGTGTTTTGATCTTACCCGTAGCTAGTGCCTCACGTGCTAGGTCTTTGTGCCACTTGCCAATGCCAGAGTATTTCTTAGTAAACTGCTCGTAGTACGCAGCCTCTGCAGGTGTACGACCAAATCCACTGGCACCATATAACGGAGCAAATGTATGTGCCTTGGCCTCTTGGCGTGACATGTTCTGTCCTGCATCAGTAATGACCTGTGCAGTGTATGAGTGTACATCAAAGCCTGTGGTCACCTCATCAATGGCGGTCTTGTCCTGTGATAGGAACGCAGCCACACGAAACTCTAACTGTGCAAAGTCGGCTTCCATGATCTCACCGCCATCCCAACGTGACTTGAACACACGTTTCACAGGGAACGTACCACCACGTGGCATGTTCTGCATGTTAGGATCGGCACCAGACAAACGTCCAGTAGCGGTGCGGTGTTGAAGTAACCTGACGTGCAGCTTACCATCTTGCTTTACATGTGTTGAGATACCTTCCACAAAGCTTGAGAGATATGTGTCAACGGCAGACAAACGGCGTACTCGTTGTAAGAACAACACTGCGTCTTGCATATTACGTTCTCTAGCGACACCTTCAAGGTATTCAAGCTTATCTTTACTTGTTGCGAAACCGTTGGCTGAAGCCCATTTTGAAGTTGGAGCATTGAACTTTAACCCCGCAACTGTGCTACGTATATCCATGAAAATATATCCTGTAGCATTACATGTTGTACATTTGTTTGGTCTTGCATATCGTGTACCATCCTTTCTTGTTTTGTATGTGTGTCCTGTGCCATTGCAAGTACTGCACTGTTTAGCCTTTTGTTTGTACAACATCACACTGTTCTGACGTACCGTGCTACGATACTCTGTGTCAGACATACGAAAGTCATCAAACAAATCTGCCCACACTTTCTTGTCCTTGGGTTTCTTGCTGTAGATAACCCATGATAATTGCTCTGGACTATTCAAGTTGATTGGACGATCACCCATCAGATCACGTACCTGTTCGTTAAGGTCAGCAACCAACTGGTCACGTTCCTGTTCAAACTCTTTACGCACATCCTCAAGTGCTTCCATATCAACAGTAAAGCCACGCT